ATGGCAGATTATAACTCATCAAATACAGATGTAAAAGTATTTATTCACGATCCAAAACCTGGGACTAAAACACAAAGTGCCGGAGAAATAGCTAAAGATATATATGATTATGTAGCTGGATTAGATTCAACTAATAACAAAGTTATATCTATATCACATTGCGCATTAAAAGGTGATAAGATTATGACTATGGTTGTCTCTGGTGCATAAACCTAAGTGTCAACATTGTGATGAACCGAATCCAGAGAATTGGTTTTATTGTAGAGGTTGTGGCAAAAGAGCTTCACAACGAAAGTTTACAATAAACTCATGGATGAGAACAGAGGTTGGAAAAAGAACCGATGTTGAATTTAATACCATTTCTATGGATGAAAGCGCAGAACGATTAAACAAGGTAGATAATCGTTGGAAAGGATTTTAATATGCCTAGTGGTAAAGGAACTTACGGGAAGAAAAAAGGAAGACCTAAGAAAAAAGGAAATGGCAATGGAAACTCTTCTAAAAAAAATAGGAGATACTAATGGCTGCTACATTAAAAGTTAAGATTCAAGAAGATATTATTCTTGATAATCAAGATTACGGTTCTAAAAGAGTATTAGAAGTTGGGAGTATTGCATCTATAGTAAAAAGAATTGTTAATATAGGCACTGATGAAATTGGATTGCTTGGATTTGGAACAGCTTATAATACTGAATTATCTAAATCTTATTTGGCAGGTCAATTTGATGAAGACAATGTTAGATATATAAGAATTACAAATTTAGATAGTACTAATCATATTGCATTAGTTTTGAAGAATGAAAATAATGATGAATTTGGCGTAAAAGTTGATAAAGGATGTTCTTTTTTATATTGCGCTGATTTAGCAGGTGGTGTTGCAGATACTATGGATTCTGCTGATGCTGCTGGAATAACTCCTAATTCATTTGGCGATTTGGTTGATATCACTTGTGCCGCTGATACATCTGCTTGTGATGTTGAAGTCTTTGTGGCAAGTACCTAATGGCTACTTTCGAAGCACAAATAGAGGGTCTTACTAGCTTATCCATTGATGGCAGTAGCGCCCCTACTCAAACAGAACTTACGCAATTTCTTACTGACGGGACTAAAGAAGTTATAAATTCACTTCCTCCAGGATTGCTTCCTCTTTGTGCATCTCAAGTGACATTCACTTCGACTGCTGCTGGAAGCGAATCTGAAATATTGAATACTGGAAATATTCTTAATGTTTTTAGAAACGATGGAGATATTGATCAGCCATGTAGAAGAATAAACGCAGATGATAAAGGAAGAGTCTCTGACCCTTATGAAATGTCCTATGCAAAAATTTCTGATCCTGTTTATTATGTTGAAAATAATAAGATAAATGCGTTACCAGATGGAGGGTCTTGTAAATATTCAGAAGTTCAATATCCAACTGTTGCCTATGGTGATTCTGCTATTGGGGCAACGTCGTTATCTGGTGTAACTGCAACTGCTGCTGACCCAACGGTCTTTACCAAATCAAGTCATGGACTTTCTACTGGTGATATAGTTAAGTTATCTAATTTTAATGAAATGACAGAAGTTAACGGGATGACAGGTACGGTTACTAAACTTGACGCAAATACATTTGAAGTTAATGGTGTAGCAGCAGATCCAGCTGAGACTACTGGTGGAAATGTTGTTAAATTAGGAGGGTTTCCAGACGAAGCTGAATATTTAGTTCCATTGTATGCATCTGTTAAGGCTTTGCAAAATGCTATGGGTGGTATGATGACTCTTGCCGCTATTGATACTACAGCATTAGGAGCTATTACAACTGAATTAGATAAAGCGGATGATATTATAAATACAGCTCATGGGAAAATAGGAGATTTTTATACTTCTATTGGCGATATTGATGATACTACAGAGTTGTGGGATGATACGAATAAAAGATTTACAGTGGTAAGAGATGCGCTGGTTTATGCTACAAACTTAATAGATAATAATAAGCCTGATGCAGCTTATGATGTAGCACAGAATTTATTAGATGTAAACGCAGCCCTTGATGGGATGCAAGCTCATTTAACTGATGGGGAGACTATTCTTACAGACGACCCAACTTCAGGAGATATTGCTACAGCTTTGACGGCTATGAAAAACGCAATAGAAGCCGCTGAGGCCTCGATTGACACAATGGAAGCCTCTGCCAGCTCTGTATTTGGTGATTCAGATACTTTTACAGCTGCAAGTTCTCAACTTACAAGAGTAAAAGCTGCTATAGATAATGCTGAAGATGTTATAAACAACAACCAGCCTAGCGCCACAACCGATGCTTATGGAGCTCTAGCGGCTGAAGATACAGAATTAGTACAATCTGCTTTAGCGATAGCAAGTACAGAAATACAAAGAGCTCAAATGCATTTATCAGAATGGACTGCTATTGGTGATATGAGAGTAAAAGAAGTTAATGCTTCTTTATCTGAGGCTCAGGCCTATGGTAGTGAAATTCAAGCCAGATTATCTTATGCTAGTGCGTATCAACAAGCATCAGCTGCGAGAGGGCAAGAAGGACAGAGTAGAATGGCTCAAGCAAATGTTACTTTATCAGTGGCGCAGCAAGAATTAGCGAGGGCTAATGCAGCGATTGCTGAAATTAATGTACTTATGAGCTCATATAGATTAGAATTAGAGGGAGTGGCACCATATCTTCAAGCTGCAACTGGTTATATTTCTCAAGCACAAGGATATGTTACTGAGGTTAATATAAGAATGCAAAGAGAAGAACAAAAATATAAATGGTATCAAGCCCAACAAGCAAAATTAGAAGCCGACTATGAAAAAGGCTTACAAAAATTAAGAGGTTAGTATGGCTGTTCATGGATTAACTGTAAAACAAATTCTTTCAAGAGTAAGACAAGTGTTCCCAAACATTGCTGAAAACTATGTTATAAATCTAATTAATGATGGTATAGTTGAAATGGGAAAGTATAATTCTAAAGTAGTTACTGCTAAAATAACAACTGTTGCCGATCAAATGTATTATGACTTAAGTGACGTAGCAGAGGATTCATCAAGCAATAAACTTGAGGTGAATAAAATAACACAAGTATTCTTGATGGACGATGATGGTGATTATATGAAAATACCAAGATTATTAAATACAGATTTATTATTAGCAGATGCAAGTAGTGAATCTAAACTAAATGTACCGGATTCAAAATAATGGCAAGTAATATTAAATATCCAGAAGATCAATCATTATGGTTTGTAGAGGGTGACAACTTAGCTCTAATAACAAATGTAGATAGTTCTGGAAATGCAAACACGACAGATAGAAAAAATTGGAAGGCTATACAGGAAGCCGTTACCGATGGCATTATGATTAAGTATAATGCAGAACCTAATTCAGTATCAAAACTTTCAGATGAACCCGACATAGATAATTCATGTCATTCTGCTTTAGTTGACTATGTGAAATCTAGATTATATTTAGATAGAGCTGGCGGTACAGAAGAACCAAATGCAACTGGAGCAGCACTTAGTTTGTCGCAACTACATAGTGGCAAATGGAATGATATGGTGAAGAGAATGGGAACAAAGAAAAGGGATAAAACTGGAGGAACTAGATCGGTTGTTCCACATAATTTAACATAACATATTAAAATAAAAAGGAGTAAATATGAAAGTTAAACTAATAGAAGTTGTAAATAGTTCGGAAGCGTTTGGTAAAATAGCGCAGCAACCAATGAAAGCCGCAGTTAGCTTTAAGGTTGCAAAGAACATTAAGAAGCTTAGCGATGAATTGTCTGTATTTGAGCAGTCAAGAGGAGACTTAATTCGTAAGTTTGGAAAAGAAGATAAAGAAGGAAATGTAGCTATTGAGCCTAATACAAAGGGAATGGCTGAATTTCAAAAAGAATTAAATGATCTACTCAATGTTGAAGTAGATTTAAATGGGTTTAAGAAAATAAAACTAAGCCAGTTATCTAAATGCGAACTTTCGCCACAAGAAATGGCAAGTTTGGAGTTTGCGATACAGGAGTAAAATATGGCAAATATAAATAAATTTAAAGCAAATGAAGCTGTAAATATAGAAGCTGCTGCTGAATGGAATGTTCAGACTAGACTGACGATTTCAACTCAAGCACATGTATATTCAAATGTTACAGGAGTTCATCAGATAGGTGTATATAGTGATTCTGATGTAAAATTTAGATTTGATAATTCCACTTCAGATACAATTAGTGCGAATAATGATCTAGTTTTGCCTTCACAGACACTTACATTTGTTAAGATACCACAAGGCGTTGGAGGGACTATGTATGTTCACTTCAAGCAAGTGTCATCAGCTTCCTCTAAATATCTTTGCTTAGTGCATATGTAAGGAGAATTTATGGGTTACGGACAGGTAATAAGTAAAAACTTTAGTGCCGGTGGAACCATGGGTGGCGACCTAACGCTTGATGGCGATTTAGTCGTTAACGGAGATGGTTCTGGTAATTATGATGAAATAGTTAATGGTAATTTAACTGTATCTTCAACTAATAAGTTAGTACTTGGAGGAGATGGTAGCGATAGCTATATCTTTGAATCAGCAGCTGATAAATTAGATTTGTATGCAGGTGGTGTGCAGATGCTTCAGCTACTCGAAGGTAGTACTGATTATGTATGGTCACCTGTAGATGCAACTATATTCGCTATGGGAGCTGATAAGGATTTACAAATATATCATGATGGGAGTCATAATTACATAGATGCTGTAAGTGGAGACCAAGATATTATATTTAAAGGGACTGACGATAGTAGCGATATTACTGCTCTAACTTTAGATATGAGTGAAGCAGGAGCAGCTACATTCAATAGTGATGTGACAGTTGGTGCATTATTGAAGATGCCTGATGTTACAGCTGGCAAAATATTAGTAGGAGATAATACTAGCTATCAAGAAATAGCTGTATCTGGAGATGCTACATTAGCAAGTGGTGGCGCAGTTACATTAGCTTCTACAAATACTAATCTTACTACATTAGCAAATGTTACAACCGTTGGAGATCTCGATGCGGGTTCCATTACAGACGGGTTTGGGAGCATAGATAATGGATCAAGTACAGCAAACTTTGGAGCTACTACTGTAGATAGTTTAAGTGTATCTGATGGCAATATTACAAATGTTGGAGATATTAATGCTGATTCACTTTCAGTGGATGCAGCAGCAGTTGGTTTAAATATAGATTTTGGTGGGAATACTACCTTAAATAAAATATCTTTAACCGACAATCTCGCTGATGCATTAAATATTACTGAGTCAAGTAACTCTTACTTAAAATTTGTAACAAGCAATTCTGGTGAGAAGATAGTAGTTAGTAAGGCATTAGATATTGACGCAGCTGTTCAAATAGATAGCACACTTACAGTAGGCACTGACGGGTCTGGACAGGATGTTACTTTTTATTCTGACACTGCGGGAGATTCTTTTGTTTGGGATTCTTCAGCAAAAAAACTTACAATTACAGGAACAGATTCAGCTACTGCTTTAGATGTAGCAGATGGAAACTTAGTTGTCGCTGACAATATTGATCTCGAAGGTGATATAGATGTAAACGGAACTGCAAATTTAGATAACACAGATATTGATGGAACATTAGCAGTAGATGGAGCAACTATTTCATTAGATGCGACAACCTCTTTAAATATTGACAACTCCAACACAACAAATGGAGTCACAATTGGAACAGCGACATCTGGAATGC